TTACTCAGGCAAAGTTGATAATATGACAAGTAAACCACCATTACTTGATATTGCATATTTGAATCTTGCACATTTTCAAAGACAAGCAGATTTAATTCATAGTTTGCACGTTGCATCTCAGCCAATGCTTGTTATGGAAGGATATGATGATCAGACAAAGGATTTAGCTATATCTGTTAATTATGCGATGGCAACTCAACCTGGAAATAAAGTTTATTATGTAGAACCTGCAAGTAGTGCTTTTGATGCTCAATCTGCTGAAATAAAAGAGCTACAGATGCAGATGGCTACTTTAGGTATCAGTACATTGAGTCAACAGAAGTTTGTAGCTGAATCTGCTGATGCAAGGAGATTGGATCGTGTTGATACTAATTCTATGCTTGCAATGGTATCTATGGAGCTGGAACAGAAATTGCAGAAAGCATTTAATTTATCTGCACAATATGTAGGATTAGAACCACCAGAGGTAAAGATTAGTAGAGACTTTGATATTGAAAGATTGATAGGACAGGATATTACAGCATTAACTTCTTTGTTTGACCAGCAGGTAATAGATAGAGATGAATTTAGAGACATTTTGGTGCAGGGTGAAGTGCTACCAACGGCTAACGAGGCCAAATCTGAATAATTTGT